ATCCATCAACTCCACATTTAGATGCTCGCTAGCCCATTCCCTAACTTGCGGCGCAAATGATCCCACGTGCTCTGGCCTCGATGTTTGCAATCTTGGCTGAGCATGGCCAATCGCTGCCAGTTCGGGGTGGTTAGGGCCAGTTGGGATAGACAAGACTTGGGTCGGGGTGATGTTTTGTTTCTCATAAAAAAACTCTTTTGCTTTTGGCATTGGTATTGCATGATTTCGCATTGCTTCGGCTCTTGCGTGGCTTACTGATCTGTTGCGTTGTGCTACTTCTTTGTGTCCTTTGCGGTTGTTGCATTGCGCGCAGCATGGTTGCAGGTTGTCTAGGCCGTGATCGCCACCGTTCATTAACGCAACGATGTGGTCAACGGTGTCGGCTGGTTTGTCGCAGTAGTTGCAGGTTGGTTTGCCTTGCAGGATTATTGCCCGGTTGCGTTTGTACTCAGGGTTGCTGTGTTCTTTACCCATTGCTACCGCGCGCTGGCGCGCTTGCTCTCGTTTGCTGTTGTTGACGTTGCATATCGGGCTTGTCCTTTGTGTCGGTTTGTTAAGTGTATGTCAACTGTATGTGTGAGTCGAGACAGAGTGATGATGCTCTACCCATCGGGCTGCCTCAATCCGATTACCTTGCACCATTTAGTCGATTATGTTTACGACTCGCCCCAACGCTTTGCACTCAGCCTTTCGTGTAGCAGGTTTTGTGCGCGCTGGTCTAACTGCGTTACCGCAGATCATCCAACCGCGATGCGACTCGCTTAGGTATACGCAACTAGCCGATTGTGTAAGTTTTACTTCCTATCAGACATTGCCATAAGTATTGCGCATAACGCTGTCAGGGCTAATGCAAGCCAAACTGTGCGACTCATTTTTTTAGCCCATCTATGACGGCTGAGCATTGACCAGCGGTAAGTGTCTCAACCACCACGTCATTGACTTGTAGTAAGCGGTGGATGTATTCGAGCAACTGCAGATCATCCCAGCCTTTACCGCGCGCAAGGCTCTTTAAGAAACCAATCTGCTTAGGTGTAGCACTGCCATGACTATCTGGTTTAGCCGGCGCGCTGTTAATGCGGTTGACCTTTTCCATTTCTGTTGACGATGCACGTTCGCCTGTGTGCCCTATTGGGCTGTTGCTGATCATGCGGCCAATGGCGCTGGTTTCACAATTCTCTAAGAAACTGGTTTTGTTGACTGGGCTATTGCCAAACACTTCCTCTGCATAGCCTGTGGCAATAAGTCTGTCATCGTTGTTGTAACCCTCAGCGCGCATAATGATCGTTGACCCGTCGTAGTGGTGAATGGTTGTGATGATGCGCCCTGTCTCGTATTTAGTCCACCAGCGCTCTAAGCGTTGTGCGACTGTCTCGTAAAGGCTTAAGTCAAAGTGTGCCATTAGCAAGCAACCCAAACTATGGCGTTACGGCCGTACCGTGTTTTGCGCCTAATGCCACTGTCAACAATGTAGGCATCTCGATGCAAGCCGTTGATGCGCGCTGACACAGATTGTGCAGGTAATTCTAGTAGCACGCTAATTTCGTCTGCGGTCATGCCTTTAGCCTCTGTGCGGCCTGCCCATTTAATCCAAAAGTGCACCAGTTCGCGTTGTTTGCCTGCGTGCGGTTTGGCTGCTTCGCCTGCCTCACGTGACGTGTCTGGTGCATTATGTGCAATTGCAACACTTGGATGGTTTAACGCAACTTGTGTGCGTTCGCCAGCCAATCCCAATGTTGTTGTAAACATTTCTAGTTGATCATTCATGTCGGGTTCTTTCTGTTTGTCGGGTTTATTGGTTTTACCTTACTACACGCTTTTAGGCTGGGATGTAACCACATAATCTTTTCTGGGTTGTGCCGGTATCGAGTGCCGTGCATGGTTAAACCGCACGCTTTACAAGGCGCGTATAACATTTATGGCCGCTTTAATTACTGAGGCGTTAAATCTGTTTTGCTCACCGCCAATGGTTAAGTGTGCGTCATACATCAGTACCAGTTCGTCTAGCAAAATGCTGTGATCTGGTTGCTCTGGCTTTGGCACGTGGTTTGGTCTAACAATTTCGTCAATTAGATTGTTAAACACTTTGCCTAGTTTGTCGCTGTAGGTGTCGGGGTACATTGCTTCTCTCGTTTCTTGGCTGATGCCGGGTTCGGGATATGGTACTTCACTCACGCTGTTGCTTTCCATGCTTGCCAGCCAACCATACGCCATAAGTGTAATGCGGCACGGATGTTGACCTCTGGTCTAAATAGGTCATCTAGGTGCGTAATGATGCCTGCCTCTTTCAACCATGTCTCGTGCACGCCATTTATCTGCATGAGGCCTCGACTACCGCCGTTGCTGTCTTGGCTGTTAAACGCCAACGGGTTGCAGCGTGACTCTCTAAACATCACACGCGCCAATGTTGGTGATTGGTCTGCAGGCCATCCAGCCGTGATTGCGTCTGCCACATATTGTGCACATCCTTTAGGCACTGTGGTAGTTGGCGCAACTGTCACTGGCACAACACTGTTAAGCGTGGTGGTGATCTGTACGCCCGGCTGCAGTTTCGGTGCTGGTGGCGCGCTGGCATCCCATAGCAACGTAAACGCTGCTAAACCGCTAATAAACCATGCACCTATTTTGATTGCTAGATAGCTCATTTTTTCTCCAATTGGTAAGGGGTCTGCCAGCTGTCACCGATTGCATCCTTAAACGCAATTTGTGCGTGTAGCACTTTGTCAGTGTCTGGGTCACGAAATATCTGCACGAGCACCATCTGGCTGCTGTCTAGGTGCGTGGTATAAACCTCGTAAATATATGTTTTAGCGTCTGCCATTGCATCTCCTATCGTCGGTGTTTCCACCATAGGGCATTACTGTGGCAGTTCGGTGAATACCCTCTGAAACGCTTGTTTTACAAGGTTTGGTGCATCAGCCATCTGTGGGTTTATCTCCACGTGTAACCAATCGCCACCCGGTGCGCCGTGTATTTCTGGTTTGCTGTACGACTTCCACGCTTGACGATCACAACGCCAACCACGCCCAAACGCTTTAGGAAAATAATCGAGCACACACTCAACACCTAACTCGTTTGCGTTGGCTAACACAATGTTAATAAACGCAATAGTTGCTTTACGGTTTGCTGTTGGCTGTTTCTCTGACGGCCTGTATGACAGGTCAACTGCTCGACCAGTGGCGTGCACACTTAAGTTTGTTGAGCCTCGCATGTCGCGTATGCCGTAACTGCCGTTATTCCAAAATGCGCCTGCACCGTTTTTTATGGCTTGCCTAATCCATTCATCCATGCCGGCACGTGGGCCTGCAGCTGCACCGTCACTGTTGCCTGTGTAGGGCTTTGACCCTATGACTTTAGGGTTGGCAGGTATGACACTCATGGTGTTGGTGAGTCTGCTGGCTTGCGCTTTAGGCCGTTTGCGGCAACAAGGCCAGATAATGTGCCGGTCATAAACACGGTAAGTGTTGACAATAAATCTATAAATTGCGCGTCATTTGGTGATTGCTCTAACGGTTGAGTTACAAACAGCAACCCGTAAACAAAACCAATAACGGTAATTGCAAATGTCACTGCAATTGTGCAGCCAACAAACACGATCATGCGTGCGTGTAGGTGCTCAATCTCTGATCGTTCTTTAGTCATTGGCTGCTCTTTCGCATTGTGTAATAGTCGAGCATCGCGTTAGCGCGGTGTTGCGTACTTTTAGCGGTGCGTTGGTTCGTGTCGTTTCGCAAGCGGTCAGGGCAAATGCAAGCATGACACTAGCCAAGTAGTAGCGCGGCTTCATCGGCTGTTATTCCTAGCCTGTCAAGTACGGCTTGTTTCGCTGTGGCTTTGTCTGCTTGCGCTTTTGCTTCGGCTTTTGCAAGTGCTATTGCTTCGGCTTTAGTTGCTTCCGCAGCAACAATTTCTTGTTCTGTCATTTCGCGGTCTGTTCCGCCATCGTGAATTATTGACATCATGACCACCCGTAAAGTTTAATTGTGCCTGTAAGATTTCCGCCAACTCCTGTAAACAGCAAACTTGTATAGGCTTGGTTTGCTTCGTATAAATAAACTAACCCTGCACCAGTTTGTTGAGTTGCACCAGAGTATTGCGACAATGAAGTATCAAAAGTAAATAATTGTTGTTCTGATGATGATGGCGCATATAAACGACAAGTACCTGCAAATCGGCGCGGTGCAGCGTTGCTTGTTTGTATTCGTACCGCAGTTTCGCCAGTGTTGTAATTATTGTTTACCGTTCCAGCCGTACTAATTGTTACGCCGCCCCTAGTGTAATTGGCTGAAGTTATCGTGCTACCTGCGTTACGCATTTGGAAACTAAAAGTAGTATTTAAGTCGTATTTGACCTCATAAAACTTGTATGCAGAAGTAATAATCCCGTCTGTAAATTGCGTTGTTGCAGCGGCAGACGGTGACAAAGTTTCTATAAGTGTTACCGCGCCAGCCGATGCCGTCACACCAGTAGCCTGAAACACGCTCACACCAGTGCTAGTAAAATATAAAGTACCGCCAGCATTAGCAACCAGCGCCAACGTGCCAGATGTCGAGACAGTGGCCGTACCAGCAGTAACCGTACAAACGCCTGCACCAATGTTTAATATCTCTAAATTGTCTCCAGCAGCAAACAGTGATGTGTTGACCGTAATTGTCGTTGCACTAGCGCTGTTCATTACAACGCGTGTGCCAGCATCAGCAGCCACCAACGTATAACTAGCGGTTTTTGTGCTTACCGGGATATTAAAAGTTGAATTAAGCTGACTTGCGGTCAAAATGGCGTTTGCTACAAACGGGTACGGTGTGGTGGCCATAGTCGTACTTTAGCCTAGCCAAGCGCGTTCGTGGTAGATAGCACACCAAACGTGATGTCATCCAAAATGAACTGATCGAGGATAACGGTAGGCGATGTCCACAAGGTCATGCGGTGGCCTGTGTTCATGTCAATGACGTGATCTATGCCCTCAACGCTCAAATCTTGGTTGACGCTTAACGGTGTGCCGGATGGAAATGTCTTGGTAATTGACACGGTTTGACCAATCTCTATCGGGGCTAATGCTGTTTTTTGGGCATCGGTCAGGCTGGCAAATGTGGTTGAGACACTGGTAAAACGTGGGCGCGGAATTGGATACAACAAGTAACTTGCCAGCGTGGCAGCTTGTGCGTCACTACTGAGCAGGCTGTCTGTGATCGCCTCTGTTTGCGTAAAGTACTGTGCAATTGACGCAGGGTTATTTGAGTTTTGTAACGTGCCACCAGACTCAATAGTGACGTTGGCATTGTTAATAACTGACTGCTGATCAAACTCTACAAACACCGCGTCATACGGTGTGGCTGTGCCAGTGTCGTTAAACGTGGCTGTAGGCGCTGCCAGTGTTGTGCCTATGCGCTCTTGTGCAGTAAGCACGTTTTCTCGATCACAGAAAATACGGCCCTGTTCAGCTTGCTGGATGCGGTTTATGTAGGCGTTTACGTTTGTGCCGCTAGCAATCGTGTAAGCGCCCAGCGTGGCTGTAGGCGTAGCGGTCAAGGATGTAGCGCCTGTGTAGGTTGCAGCGCTCAAAACGGCTGTAATGCGCGCTGATGAGGTTTGGCTAGTGGTCACGGTTTCAGGCAAAAAGCCTTGCGAAAGCACATAAGTGTTATCGGCAGCAAAAATGCTGTAAGTAGTCATTCCAGCCATGTTGTACGTCTGGTTGAACGTGGTCACTACACCAGTAAAGAGGTACTCGCCGTTGCGACTAAGCCTAATAGGGCGTAACGGGGCTAGGCCCGGCTGATCTGTCAACGTATTGTAATAAACGCTAGATGTGTTTAACGGGTCATAATCACGGTTGCCTACTGGCACACTTATTGACACCGACATTGTGCCCGGCCCAAATACGTCTAACGGTTTGTGGCGGCCTCGACTAATCGTAATGTTTTGCACCACGTCAGTAATGTCGTTGTAGTCCTCGCCGTCACCGTCAAGCACATCAGGGCCGTTAAGTGTTGATTGGTCTAAATAAAATGCTTCGCCGTCATAACCGCTAGACAACTCTAAAAGGTATGTGCCACCAGTTATAACAGTTGAGCCGGGCATGATCAGATCGTTGCAAAATTAACTGGGCCGTAAACCTGCTGGTATTGCGCTATTGCGTCAACAACAGACTTGCCAATTTCGGCGCTGGTAGAAATGCCACCAAACACATTGATGCTAAAACCGCCTTGCACGTCAACGCCACCACCGAACTTGTTGCCACTTGCGCCTGCTTTATAACCTGGGCCTTGACTGCCTTTAGACATACTGCCACCACCACCGCCACCAGACGATGGCGCTAATGCCAATGGTGCTGTTGGTGCTGGCATAGCCGGCATTGCTGCAAGCACTTGACCTACACCGCCCTCACGCGCTGCACCAAAGCCAACTGCCGCTGCACCGCCACCGCCACCGATGCTAGGCAGGCTTAATGATGGCAATGATGGGATGTCGCTAAACGGGTTAATCAGGTTCATGCCTCGAATGATCAGGTTTATTGCTGAGATGTACGCGTTGGCAAAAGTCTCAAAACCACTGATCAGGCCGTTAAGCACACTGTTGACAATGTTGCGGAATGTCTCAAATGTTTTGTACGCGTAAACAACGCCAACAACTAGCGCTGCAATGCCTGCCGCAATTGCTGAAAACGGGTTAAGTGCCATTGCAAAGTTAACTGCCAAGATCGCCACAGAAATAGCGGTGATTGCGCCGGCAATAGCCAAAAATGCTTGCGGATTATTTTGTGCCCAATCTGCAAACTTTTGTAGCACTGGCAACACTTTTTCCACAATGGGCAATAACGCTGCACCGATTGACTCTGTGGTTTCGTCTAAAGAGTTTTTGAGTATCTTAAACTTGCCTGCAGCGGTGTTGGCTGCGGTTGCGGCTGCACCACCAAACGTGCCGCCAAGTACGTTCATTACGTCATCGAGCGTTGCGCCGTCTTTGATCATTGCTTTAATCTCTGGTGACAAGGCTTGTAGGCCTTTCATGTTGCCGCCATACGCTTTAGCCAGTGCTTCAGAAACCTCAGCAAGCGACTTGTTAGACCCGATAGCAATATCCTGTGCCAGCGACAATGCGTCTGTTGCTGTAGCAATGTCCTTTGTGCCAGTGACTAACACGGCCAGAGCCGGCCTAAGTTCGCTGTCAGCCGTGCCAGTAGCCCTTGACATAGCGCTAATCATGTCCTCAGTTGCTTTGACCTGTTTCTCTGTTGCGCCAGTAACGTTGCCTAAAGTCAATGCAAGTTGTGCAGCCTGTGCTTCATCCTCTGCAGCTGCAGCCACCGCAGCACCAAGAGCAGCAGTGACCGCACCAAGCGCAGCAGCAGCAGGAACAGCAGCCTTTTTAATAGCAAACTGTGCTTTTTCGCCAACTGTTTCTAGTTGCTTAAATTGCTTGATGGCTTTGTCAATGCCTTTGCCGTCAAACTCTGAGATGATTGGAATAGACAGCATTACATTGCCTGCCTAACTGTGCGCGCCGTGTCTAAGATCATTTTTTCCATTTCACCCTCAACACCTCTACGCGCTTTGTACACGGCAGGCCCTATTAGTCGAGTGCGACCAGCGCCAACAAAACCTAACTGATCGCCTAAACGGTTTGCGTTAGCTCTGCCTGCAGTCTCAAAGATCGCTGTTGCAGGGTCTTTTTGCTCAATCAGGATTACGCCTACAGCATTGCGCCGGGTGTCAATACGCAACTTGACACCGCTTTTGGCTTTAGCCACGCTAAACGGAAACAACTGGCGGCCTCGACTAGACCACTTGTATGCCATGCCGGATAACGGCACTTGCGTGTACACGTCTTTTGCAGCGTTAATTGCTGGCTGTGCAATCTCGTTGGCTTTTGCTCTAAAGTCTTTTTGCAGTTGCGGGTCAATTTTTCTGAGTGCGTTAATAGTTTCTTTTACGCCAGACACCTGAATTGTTGTGTTGACTGTCATAGAAACTCACCTGTTCTTGTTGTTCTTTTCTATAACACTAATCACCGTAACTAGGTCGCGTGTGTCAAACTCGATGTGCGTTGGCCACCATCCTACTGCTACCAGCATTTCTGCTAGTTGTCTTCGGTAAGTGCCAACGCTGTAGGGTTTGGGTTTGTCTCATCAACTGAGGTCAAATCCATGTTGGGATGCTGTTTGACCCATTCGCGCCAGTTGTCTGGCACAGAGTCACCAGCAAGTTTGCAGAGGTGATAAGCCCAGCAAGCAATGTCGCTGTAGCCAATACCTTTACCGTCAGAAACTTTGCGGTTTTCTAGTTTTTCCCATTCACATACCACAAACATATTTGTGGTCATGGTGCGCTTGCCGCGCCCGTCTTGTAGGTCTAATTCTAATTTGACTTTCATGTGCCTGCTTTCGTGTCGGGCCGTTGCCGGCTGTTTTTAAGACGTTGCGACTGAGTAAACGCCACCAGTAAACGTGATGTCAATGGTGTCTAGCGCGCCTAGTGCGGCGTTGACAATTGGCAAGGTTTCTAGGTAGCAGCCTGTCAAAGTTGAAATTGGGTTTGTTGCGCTGGTTGCCGCGCTGGTTGGTTTGATCGTCACCGTTGTGGATGTGCCAACAAGTGCAGCCAAAGTTGCGTAAGTCTCTGTGGCAGCAAAACTGTTGTACATCGTCAAAGTCAACGTGCTGTTTTCTAGGCCGCCAACATAAACGCGCGCAGTCTTGCCAAACGATGTGCTCTCTAATGCCTCGATCACGCGAGTCAAGGTTGATGCGCTGGTCTGATCTGTCAAGTCAACGCTATTTACGGTGACTACTGGGTTAGATAGGTAGGTGCTGGTAGCCATGTGGGTTAAATCTCCTCGTTGGGTTCTGTACTAGTTTTAGCAGGTTTTTTAGGTTTAGGTGTGGATTGCTCAACAATGAAACCGCCAGACAGTAGCGCTGCCACGTTGATGCCGTCAGCTGGCACGAATGGGTCACCAATGATGCCAAGTTTGGTAGATGCAATTGTGTAGATCATGCGGTCTGTGCCTGCACTTTTACTGTTAGGTCGTAGCACGGAAATGATGCGCCACCAATGTCAATTGAGCCGGGTCTGCCATCTAACACGATTACAGCCGATGCCAGCACCAATGCAACAACTTGCAAAATCTCGCGCAACACTGGCAACCCAGCAGGCCCAGAGCCAACAACCTTGAGTGGAAAATCCATAGTCACAATGTTGCCGTTACCGCCGTATGTCGTAAAACTAGGCGCTAATAGAAACACACAGTTAGGCACAAGTTTGGTGGGGTCTGTCACTACCCTCAGACCACTTACGGCTGTCAGCGTGGCTGCTACATCGTCTATGGCCTCGTTAAGTAGGTCTGTGTACGGTGCAGGCATTAGGCAACCGCTGGTCGGGGGATACCCAACAATTGCTTAACGATCGGTGTCAATGACTGTTGCGTTGGCGTGCCCATCGTGTCAAATGCTGCATAAGCGGTTTCAATGCTGCCTCGACTACGCCACAGCGCTGCCGCATACATCAGCGTGCCTAGCGTGACATCGTGGCCCGGTGACGTTGTAAGGCTGTCAAAATAACCTGACTCTTGCCTACGGCGGTAACAGAAATCGTTGCCAGCATTGCGCGCCGCTACAGCAAGCGTGTAATCATCTGATGGGTTAGTAATTGACACACCTAAATAAGTGATCAGTTCCGCCGTTGTAATCCAACTGCATGACTGCGTGTAAACAACTGTGCCGGCGTAAAACGCTGCATAGTCCACGTTGCTGCCAGTAGCGGCATAGATAATCTGATTGGGCCGTGCTACATCCTCGTTGTAAAGAAACTCGCCAGTGGTGTTGTCAATCCCTGTGTACTCGTATTGTGGCAACGCCAGCACAGTAAACGTGCCGTTAAACGGTGCGCCAATAGAGGCAACAGTTATGGATTGCCCAACAACAATGTCAGTTGGCTCTAACGTGCTTATGCACGCGTAGTTGCTAATGAGTTGTTTTGTAGCGGTGTTGTATGTGGCCATAGCGGTCTAAGTCCGCTACAGACTAAGCGATTACGATGCCCTGAATAAACGAGGACTTGGCAACGAATGTTGAAAAATATCCGTAGTAGGAAAAAGTTCTCGACAACGTAGATGGGTTGGCAATTGACAAAACGCCCTGTTGAGCCTCGTAGATTTCGAAGCCCGGTGCGTAAACAACAAGCATTGTGCCCGATGCAAAGTTGTTATCAACAACCAGCTGCAAGCCCATTACGTTCATGTTGTTGTAGCCCATGCCGCCAACTTTGCCGATTGAGTTTTGGCCCATAATGCCATCGGTGACATAACCCAAAACTGGTCGCTTGTTGCTGTCCAACTGTGCACCCAACTTTTCCCACACGTCTGGTGACACGCACAAGTGTGTTGGAAAGTAGTTGCTGTCCTCTGCAATTTCGCGTGCTGCGTCATACAAAGAACTGATCAACGATGTTGGATCACCAGCGGTAACAGTCCATGTCGAGCCTGATGCAGTCTTGCCTGAAACAAGTGCATCGGCTGCAATGTCATCAGTCTTGATCAGGTACTCACCTGCAAGGTCATTAAGAATGATGTTCATTGACGCTGGGTCAGTAAAGTCCATGTCTTGCATTGTCAACGTGACTTGACCTGCAACAGTTGACTTTGTAACCGTGTTAGATGCGATCACCATTGTCGTTGCGCTAACTGCAGAGCCTTCGGTCTGTGTTGCAGCGCTTGTGTGCGTAGTAATTGTTGGCCTGATGAAAGTCTTGCTAGGTGTGTTTGGCATTGAGCGTGCACCAAATGCGGTGACAACTGGTCGCACAAAATTGAGGTCTTGGAACACTGGCCCAAGAACTGGAACTGGCAAAAGACCCGGTGTATCGGTGGTAAGCACATCGCCTGCAGCTGCTTGCAATGCTGACTGTTGATCGCGCACAGCCTCTTTGTAAGCGGCGTTGACGTTGTGGAAAGTGTCTCCACCTGCGTGCATTGCAGCCAAGTATTCGCCAGCGGTTGGCATGACAAACTTGCGTTTTGCTTGTGCAAAAATTGGTGCAGTTGGGATGGTTGCCTCGACTGCTGGGATGGTTGCTTCGCTCATGGGTTCTGTCTCCTGTGTAGGTTCTGTTTCTATAGTACTTATTTCTGGCTCGTCTTGTGGGATACTCGCTGCAATGTCGGTGATGATCGCACCGGCAAACGCTGGTACTGGCACAAGGCTCAACTCAATCCAGTCTGCAGCGGTCACGGTCACTGTGCCATCTTTAGCGGTGGTGTACTTGATCGGGTTTACGCCTACCGACACGCTGTCTAGTACGCCATCCATAGCAAGGATTAAAGCCTCATCGCCTGCCTGTGTGCGGCTGATCTTGGCTGTAAACATCATGCCCTCTGGCGTGTCCACGCGCTCTGTCACAATGCCAATGGCGTTGGTTGCATCATGGTTCATGTAGAGGCGTGGCGCTTTGCCGTCAACTGGCAGGCTGCCTTGCTCGAAAATCACTGACGTGCCATCGGCAACGGTGGCTGCAACGCCGTAGGGCACGGCAATACCTGTAATTTCGCGGCGGCCAGCCTCGCCAGCTGCAGCGTCAATTGTTACTTGTGATGCAATAAGTTTAATCATGATTGCGACTGTACCTCATCGTAAGGCTCTGGTTGTGCCATCTCGTTGCGCTCGCTGTAGTCACCCATTAGGTAGCCCTCTACGTCAAACTCAACGTAAGTGCCGTTAGGCAGCACGTTGTTTTGACTGAGTGTGCCAGCGATGCAATCGGCATAGGCGCGTGCGCCAAATGTCCACAGATCGGCGCGGCTCTCGCTGCTTGACTGATACGAGTAACTGCCCACAGAAACGCCTACCAAATATGGTGGCACGTTACACAAGCGCGCCATTTCCATTGCTTGAAACTCTGCAGAGTCAATAAGCAACATTTTGTCCGGTGACGTGCTGGTTTCCGTGTACGACAAATACTCGTTAAGCGCGGCGGTCTGGTTAGTCATGCGCGCTGCGTTAAACGCTGACGCAAGGTCTGCCAACTCTTGTGCGTTTAGCGGCTCGCCACCAGTTTGCTTAAGGATGCCGGCAGGGATGGCGCTTGATGCGTTGCGAAACCGTGCGGCCTCAAGTTTCAGCGCGGTGGCAACTGACTGTTGAGACATCGAGGTAATGCCCTGAATAGGTGAAAGAAACTGCACAACATCGTTAGGGTCTAACTCCCCACCACTAAAAATGATCTGCTTAGACGGTGCAAACCAGACAGGGCCAGACTGGTCAAGTGTCTGCACCATTGACGCTGGCAGGCGTGTGTATGACGCTGGAAAACCGTCAGCGGTGCGTGATGTGATGTACCAAAATGCGCGACCGTAAAAAAATAGGTCATCAAAAGTCCACGACAAAACAAAGTTGTTTGGAACAGTTGGGTCAATGCGGCGCAACCAAGTGCGCGGCGCTAATGGCATTTTTTCCATCTCATCGCCATTCCACATTTCGTTGTACATACGCAATGGCATGCAACCAATAACCGATGCGATGAGGTCGCGTGCACGGCTAACAGTTGGCACTGACATAGCCGCGTTGCGTGCTTCGCCCTCTGTGTAGTTGTAGTAAACGCCAACCATTGCAGCGCCACCGTTGTTAGCGCCTGCAGCATAAAAGTTGTTGTAACCTGTGCCGGCTGCAGCGGCCTTGCCTGCTGGTGGGCTGATAGCGGCCTTAGTTACTTTGTTGAATAATGCCATGCTATGAGTGTGCCACAGTCTGCCTAGTTTGTGGTGGCATCGGCCCGGTATGCGATGCGGTATCCCGACGATAAGCAAGCCATCGAGCCGATGCCAATGTGATGTTAGCCGTTAGAAACAACCAACATAGGTTTGCCAGATGAGGTGGGTCGGCTGGTCAAAGCAGCTGCCCAAACCATGCACCGCGCTAGCTCTATTGGGCCGGGTGATCGTTGGCTTGACAGCGCAATGCTGTTTTGTGATCTGACTGCTACAGCACGGCTGACGTGTTCGGCAAGTTGGTTGCTGCCGTCATGCCACAGCAACTTTTCGTTGATCATGTTTTTGACTGACGGCGTAAACTTAAGTATTTCGCCGTAGCCGACAACTACACGGCGGCGCTCTAGCGATAACGGCCAGTGGTTATCTACCGTCGGTGTGATCGCAAACTTGATCAGTGGGTTAGCACATAGGCGCTCAACGTGTGCCAGCATTTCGCTAAACGTGTCTGCAACAAACTCAACTGTTGCCACAGTACGCCGATCAGGTAAAGCCACGCAACGCACCGCAAAATAGCGTGTGTCATCAAGGCTGGTCTCAATTGCCACCGTGCCGCCGTCTGGTATCTGGCCGTCATATTGCAGGGCAGGCCATTGGCCTGGTTGTATCCATGACTTGTCTGACGCAACCCATAGGTTGCAACTGGCGCGCAAGAACGCTGCTCGATCAGGGTTCTCTGACTCTGCTAGCAAGGTCTCAGGCGTAAGCGTTATGCCCAATGCAGGGTTGCCGTAAACCCATGCCTCTGGGGTCATCGGGTTTATGTCTGGCGGTGGACTCCATTCGGCAAAATAAAACGATGCGTTTTTGCCTGTGTCAATAGCCCGTAGTCCTTGCTCACGCCAACGCAACATAGCCGTACTCGCCTCAGTGCCAGCCGTAGACCACATAGACAAAAGCGGTGAGACCTGCGCACGCTGGGCAGGTAGCAGTCCGCCGTCTATGACTTCGCGCGAAATATCCCACATTTCATCGGCAACAACCAGTGACGGTGACGTGCCGTGACCCACAGAATTATTGGCGGCGCGCACCAGCCAAGTTGAGCCGTCAGGCATTGTTACTCTGTTACGCCCATATGATTTCATTAGGGTGGCGTTAAACCGTGACTCTAAGATCGGTGACAATTCGTCAAAAAGCATTACCGCCAGATCAAGCCTGTGCGCGGTAGATAACACGGTCTGTTTCTTGCCCCGTACCTTTGGCATCTCTGTAAGCCACCAGCCAACGAGCGCCATCAGAGCAGTGGTCTTACCGCACTGGCGCGCCGTACTTACAAGGCTTACACGGTTAACTAACTCAAAGTTTTCATCATAAAGCAACTGACCGTCAAGCGCGGTGTACTGCCAATCCATCAACTCCACATTTAGATGCTCGCTAGCCCATTCCCTAACTTGCGGCGCAAATGATCCCACGTGCTCTGGCCTCGATGTTTGCAATCTTGGCTGAGCATGGCCAATCGCTGCCAGTTCGGGCTGGTTAGGGCCAGTTGGGATAGACAAGAC